TAAATAAAATAGCCACTATTGAATCTCAATATTACAATTTACAACAACAAGTTCAAACTTTAATCAATAACCAATAGAAAGCAAACAAAGCAAACAAAGCAAACAAAGCAAACAAAGCAAAGCAAACAAAGCAAACAAAGCAACCCCCCAATAACTTTAATTTTTTATTTATGTTTTTTAATTTTTTAATTTTCAATTAAAAAATTAAAAAACATAAATAAAAAATATTTATATAATTTAAGTATGGCTTTCACACGATTTAATTACGATTCATGTAGAGTAAAAAAAAATATACAACAATCAACAGGACCTGGTAGATATATTTTAAATGTACCGGGAAATGCAGGCGACAAACCAAATGTATTCAATGACCCACAACTCCGCATGCAAAAATGGGGAGGGAATTTAATGGGTGTTTATAATGGACATCCTATAGATATTGATAGTGATTTAAAGAATGTAGGAAGAAAGTTAAAAAAGTTTTGTAAAGATGAAACATTTCCTCAAAAAAAAGTGAAAACATTTAATGTGAATTATAAAAGCAATAATACTAGTTTTACTGACCAAACAAGAGCTACCCATCCATCTTGGCTATATAGAGATTTAGAACAAAATCACATGTATCCATTACTTTTAGACCCACAAGAAAATGTTTGCAAACGTTTCCAAAATAACCTCAATACAAGATTGCTCGAACGAGATAATTACGTACCAGACTTTCCATGTTCAACTCTTATTGATAATTAATTTTATACTTTTTAAATTTGAAAAAAATAAAATTAATAAAAAAAAATAAAAAGTATAAATTAAATTAATATATGATATATATAAATAATGGCTCAATTAGCAATTCCTTTAGCAGCATTAGGTATGATGTATATTTTATCAAATCAAAAAAAAGAAAACAATTCTTTGAAAGAAGCTTTTAACAAAATGCATAGACCATCTAAATTACCAAATATGAATAAAAAAGTTAAAAATTATCCAATATTAGATAGAAAAGAATTAGAAAAGAATGTAAATGATTATTCTGGAAAAAAAAATACAGCAGATAACTATTATAATCCGGGTAATTATGAGACTTTACAGATGTCAAATAAAGAACAAAAAAAATCTTTTAATTCTTTAACAGGTGAAGAAATGAGATTGGGAGAAATAACACATAATAACCAAGTTCCATATTTTGGTTCGAGTGTTACACAGTCAACGACCGGTAATAATGAAAGTATTTTAGATAAATATACTGGTTCAGGCACACAAGATATTGCAAAACAAGGGCAAGCACCCCTTTTTAAGCCAAAAAAAAATATGAATTGGTCTCATGGTATGCCGTCAACAAGTGATTTCATGCAAAAAAGAATGAGAGGCAACGTCTCACAAAAAATGAATAATACAAAACCATGGGAAGAAATACGTGTAGGACCCGGATTAAATAAAGGTTATTCAAACGCTGGACAGGGTGGTTTTAATTCCGGTATGGAAGCGAGAGACAGTTGGCGACCCAAAACAGTGGATGAATTAAGAGCATCTACGAACCCAAAAGTAACATATTCCGGACAGACTTTAGGTGCATATAAACCAAATAAATCAGGGGTTCACGGAAGAGTTGAAAAGAATAGACCGGATACATATTTTGTTAATAGTGAAGATAGATGGTTAACAACAACTGGTGCAGAAAAAGCACAAAAAGCCAGAGGAACTATTACTTTGAAACCAGAAAACAGAGCTTATCAAACTAGAGAATATTATGGTAATGGTGTTCCGGATGGCAACGGTACATATGTTAAACAACACTACCAACGTTCTGAAAAACCACAGTTTAAACCACTTAATATGGGTGTAGCTACTGATAAAGATGGTTGGGATGTAAAAGGGAAAGATATGAGAGAGATTCAACAAGAAGGATACCGTCCTTTAGCAAATGCCAGAAATTTAACAAAACAACAGAAAGAACTTGGTCCCGTTTCTAGAGGATTTAAAGCAATGGTTACACCTATTTTAGACGTTTTGAGACCATCAAGGAAACAAAATGTGATAGGTAATATGAGACCTATGGGGAATGCTCACGGTAAAAATAGCGTTAGTCACAATGTTATTTGGAATCCAGCAGATAAACTTAAAACCACAATTAAAGAACAAACTATTAGAAACGATTACATTACACAGGGTGGTAAAAACTTTAATGCTGCTCATATTACCACTAAACATACCCCCGTTGGTCAACATCGTGATAGTACAACAGTCCCTTACACAGGGTCTTCGTCAGCAAACCAACCAAATTCCCGCGTATATAACGCAGAATACAATGCTGAACTTAATCCAAATAAAGAGCAAATCTCGAAAGTTGATAGATTTAACCAAGGCAATAGTTCCTTATTTTCAGCTACGCAAAATGTATGTAATCTTACTAATAAAGCAAGTATGCCAGACCAACTTAATCCAAACTTCACGAAAAGAACAGCTAATACGGGTAATATAGGAGCTATGTCGGGGAAAAATGTCAGAGAAAAATCTACATCGTGTAGTAGAAATCAACCAGATGTATTGAACGCTTTTAATCAAAATCCTTATTCCAAACCATTAAATAGTATTGCTTAATTTTTTTATTTATATAAAAATAAAAATAAATAAAAAAATAAAAGTTTAAAACATTTGTTTAAATTAATTTAAATGAACATGATAATAAAAAATAAATTTATTTTGGATAGTAAAATAAAAAAAATAAATATTCATCAAAAACTAAAAAAAAATTTGGATTATTTTATTGAAAACCATAAAATCCCACATATTATATTTTACGGGGATTGTGGTACAGGAAAAAGATATATATTAAATTACTTTATTAATAAAATTTATAATAATGATAATAATAAGATAAAGGAATACGTAATGTATGTAAATTGCGCACATTGTAAAGGTATTCGATTTATAAGAGATGACATAAAATTTTTCGCAAAAAGAAATATGCAGAATAATAATGGAAAAATGTTTAAAAGTATTATATTGTTTAATGCTGAAAAATTAACAACTGATGCACAATCCGCTTTAAGAAGATGTATAGAAAATTTTAGTCATAACACACGTTTTTTTATAGTTATTGAAAATATTGATAATTTATTAAACCCTATATTATCGCGGTTTTGCAATATATATATCCCATATCCAATAATTGATAATAAAAAAAAAAATTTATTTAAAATTAAAGAAAACACACCAGTTGAATTGAATTTTAACAAAAAAAGGGAATTATGGTTAAAAAAACAATTATCAAATAAAAAAACATTTAGCAATTTAATTAAATTAACGGATTTTATAAATGAAATACATAATAGAGGGTTTAATGCCCTCGATATATTAAAATTTATAGAAAATTCAAATAACGATAATAAATATAGTTTTTTGCTTTATTTTGATAAAATTAGAAAAGAATTTAGAAATGAAAAAAACCTTATGTTTATTTATTGTTATATTTTTTTTATGCGGAAAAACATTAATTTAGAAAATATATTAACAATGTAAAAAATGGACGATTATAATCTTAATGTTTTATCTGAAGCAAAAAATGAATATTCTTCCCGTTTAATAAATATTCTTTCACCTTTAGTTATACAGGGTATAAAATCTATTTTCAACGAAGCACTTGATTTATGTGTTCAAAACGAAGAGGGCGATAAATATTTAATGACTTTTCAAAACTTTCTTTCAAGAGTTCCGCGCTGGAATTCAAACATAATAAACGAAGAGAAAAACAGAATAATAAAAGAAAGTAAGTGTAATTATTTAGAAGATTTACTAACATGCGTTCATATAACACAGGTAAAAATTTTGACTAGTATTCGTGTATCCTGTCATCAAAAAAAAATAGATATTGATATTCCCAGTTTGAATGATTTTATACACAATGTTTACATCAATTTTGCTAGAAAATTATACAGTAATATTTATTTATTTGAAAAAGACATTATGCCTCTAGATTATCAAAAAAATATGAGAGAATGCGATATTTTATGTAGAGAATCTATTTTAAATGTAATAAGAGAATCTATGCCTATTGAAAATATTTTAAGAGCATACATGGATGAAACAATACACGAAGAAATTATTGAAGAAACATTAGAAAAACAAGTTAATAATGAAGAAGCTGAAGATATGTTAGAAGAAGCAAAGAAAAATTTAGAAAAATCCAACGAAACTACTATTAATAAAATAGATAACGAAATTAAAGTCGAATCACCAGAATTAAAGAAAAATGAAGCGAAAATTACAGAAGAAGCGAAAATCGCAGAAGAAGCGAAAATTGCAGAAGAAGCGAAAATTGCAGAAGAAGCGAAAATTGCAGAAGAAGCGAAAATAGTAGAAGAAACAAAAATAGCTGAAGAAACAATTAAAGAATTAGACGAAAGTGTTAAAAACGAAATAAAAGATGAAGCAGAAAAAGATGTTGAAAATGAAATAAAAAATAATGATAAACTATTTTCCAATGAAGTTGATAAACCACAAAAAACTACAGTAATTTCTTTTAATGATGAAGATGATGTATTGGATATGGGTACAAATAAGTCTTCGATGGTTCATGCCCCAAAAACAGAAGAAAGATTAGAAGAAATTAGCAGAATCGCAAATGAAAAAAGAAAAGAAGAAGAAGAAGATGATGATTATGATGATGATTTGGAAGATGGACCATTAAACATTTCAGATGAAAATATTACTTTAGATATAGCCGATTTACAAGATATAAGTCCTTCAACAAAAATAAAAAAAGAATCTCTTTTAGGTGATATAGAAGTTTTATTTTAATTCGTTATAAATAATATGTTTTAAAATATTATTTATATAAATGACGTCATCCCTGTTTTTTAATGGACTTATAATCAGTACTCTTTTTTTAGTTGTTAAATTTATAGAAATTAGATTTGTAACAAAAAAAGAAATACCACCAAAACATTTATTAAGGGATTCTGTTATAGTATATATATCCGTTATATTGGGACATTATTTATTATCACAGTTTGGTAGTGATTCTCCTCTCAATAAAAAAATTGTAGAAGTATTTACTGATTCACCAACATTTTAAATTTTTAATTTCTAAAAAATATTAAAAATTTATACATACGTTGCCATTTTTTCAATATTAATAATATTTGCCTTTTTTCCTATTTTTCTTTTACTACTAATGAATTTTTGAAACAATGGTCTAGTTAGCTGAAATTCGGGTATATTTTTAGTACATTTTCTTGTTATCATTTTATATAATTTAAAATCTGGATATCTTTCCTCACCATTTTTTTTATATAAAATATTTTTATTTGTGTCATCTGTTATCCAATCTGTTATTAATTTTACCAATGGTTTATTTATTTCACTATCGACATCTTCCACATAATGGTCATATAAAGAACATCCTAACCTTGTTAGGTCAAAAGCATTATTGGGTTTTATTTCCTTTTTATTTTTATTTCTAAAAACTGAAAAATTATATTGTCCCGATGCTTCACCTTTATTATAAAAACAATCGCTTGATATTTGTTTACCCTTAAATTTATAAATAGACCTACCAAAATCTATTATTTTATATATTTTCCCATAAGTAGGAACACTATAATATTTATCGTTGTAATAATAATGTATATACTTTCTTTCCGTTTTTTGAAACATTATATTATTTGTATGTAAATCATTATGTGTAAAATCAAATAATTTTTGATAAACAATTAACGTCATAATAATTTGAAATAAAGCAGAAATAATATGTTTATCTGAAATATTAGTTTCTTCCAATAAATAATCTAAAGTATTATCTAATTTTTCCAAGCATATAATTTGACATGGAAAATTAAAAACACTAGCATATATATTTGTTAATTCATTTGTTATATCTGAAAATTCATCATCACTATATCCTTCGTCGCCTTCATCGTCGCCTTCATCGTCGCCTTCATCGTCGCCTTCATCGTCGCCTTCATCGTCGCCTTCATCGCTTGTATCCGAAAGACGTGAAGAACATTCAGTGTTAGTTTTATTATCAGATTTATTTCCAATTTCTTTTTCTCGTTCATAATCAATATTTGTTATTTTAATATCATTAAAACATAAATTATGTTTTTCAACATTTTTTAATGTCAATTCTTTAAATACACCTTCATAAATTGTATTGTCAATGTTTTCTATATTTAATCTTTCATTATCACCTATATTTATTTTTTTTCTATTCTTTCTGGTATCATCGTCTAATAACTCTTCATTTATTTCATCGGTTCTAAACAAGATATTTTTATTTTTATGAAAATAATCATAATCATATAAATATTCCAATTCATCAGTTATATCAAATTTGAAATTTTCTTTTATTCCTAAAAAAGAACCATAAAAATCTAAACCATGTATGAATCTATGGTTGTTTAATAATTGACTTGTTAAATATGAAAAAAATGAGTCTGTATATGCAGAATTATCATAACAATCTATTTTTTTCAAAATATTTTTATTATTTAATTTAGGAAGCTTGCGAATAATATTTTGAGATATATCTTTGTATTTTCCTGCCATATATTTAGTTGGGTCAATTAAAGGTGAATATTTAAAAAAAGCTTGTTTTGAAATGTTTGTTTTATTTTTATCGTTGTTTTCAACAAGTATACTAAATTTATTTTCAGTTTCTTGATTTTTTATTTTTTTTATTGAATATTTATTATTTAAATTTATTTTATTATCATTCGACCCAGTGAGAGAGAAAAATCTTGAATATATTGGAATATAATTTTGCATTTCTGTAATTCTGTTTTCAGAATTATCTGTAAAAAAATTAAATAAATCTTTGTTATCGTTTTTTTTATAAAATATATTAAACATTATGTTTTATTTTATTAATATTTTTTTATGTTTTTAACTTAAAAAAATATTAATAAAAAACGATTAACTTGCGTGTTTTATACTATATAATTTGCTTTTTAAATAATATATGAATTTAGAATTAAAAAAATTTGATATGAGAAAAATTAGTTTTGACCCTAATTCAACACAGGGACCAGTAATTGTCTTAATTGGAAGACGTGATACTGGTAAAAGTTTTTTAGTTCGAGATTTACTTTACTATCATCAAGATATTCCAATAGGAACGGTTATTTCAGGAACAGAAGCTGGAAATGGGTTTTATGGCGAATTAGTACCTAAATTATTTATACATGATGAATATAATAGTGCTATTATTGAAAATATATTAAAAAGACAAAGAATCGTTTTAAAACAAATAAAAAAAGAAAAAATAGCTTATGGCAAATCAAATATAGATGCCAGAGCTTTTGTTATTTTAGATGATTGTTTATACGATAATAGTTGGAGTCGCGAAAAGGTAATGCGGTTATTATTTATGAATGGAAGACATTGGAAAATCATGCTTGTAATTACTATGCAGTATCCTTTAGGAGTACCCCCAAATTTAAGAACGAACATAGATTATACATTTATTTTGCGTGAACCCTATTTAAGTAACAGAAAAAGAATATATGAAAATTATGCGGGGATGTTTACAACATTTGAATCATTTTGTCAGGTAATGGACCAATGCACTGAAAATTATGAATGTTTGGTAATTGCGAATAATGCAAAATCTAATAAATTAGAAGACCAAATTTTTTGGTATAAGGCTTCTTCTCATAATAAGTTTAGATTGGGTTCTAAAGAATTTTGGGAAATGTCAAAAGACCTCAACTCTGATGATGAAGATGAACAATATGACCCAAAATCAATGAAAAAAGGACCCATAATTAACGTTAAAAAAAATAAATGGTAAATTTTTTAATGTTTTATAAAACATTAAAAAATATTAAAAAATATTAAAATATTAAAAAATTTAATTTCTAGTACCGTCTTCATTAAATTTACGAACACCCTTATCTCTTTTTGTATTAACAATATTCTCGCCTTCAAATAACTCTTTTTGAATATCCGCGGTTGTAATTTCTCCTTTCAACCCGAGTGATTCTTCAATTGTATTATTAATACCAATTAAATTCCCATTTTCATCAATGTTTTGGGTTAATTTATTCCCTGTTTTTTTTGCCATTTTAATGTTTTCCTTTATAGCTTTTTCTTTTGTTTCTCGCACTCTTTTATCAAACTCGACTTTAGCGTATTCCTCATTCTTAATTTTTTCACTCATTAATTGATTCAATTGTTCTTCAAGATATTCAACACGACCTGTTTTATAAGCATCGGGTTCCCATGGCATCCACATACCAACCGGTCCCACAAAAACGTTATGATTGGGGTCTACCTCGCGAAGTAATTTACACCGAAGTTCGGCTTCACCCTGTGTAGAATAAGCCCCTCTAATTTTAATACCTCGAGTACTTGTTTGGAAATTTTGAGCCTCTGAAAAACTATTTTCCAAACGTTCTTCATTTGCATCAATGAAATTTTTATATGAATCTCTTACGTAATTAGTATCGAATGTTTCATTTTCACTTTTAAGATATTCATTCAAATCTTCGGTCAAACTTTCAAATTTCAAATTATATTTATAACTAACAAAATTCAAAAACTGGGTAAATTTTTTTACAGATTTTGTCATATCAAAATCTTTTAGGAACTCCTCGAAATAAAAATGTTCTTTTTGTTTTAATATATTTTCAGGGGAAATAAAAGAAACACATACAAATTTTTGTCCTGAAATTGGTTTATCTTCTTCTAGTAAATCAACGTATTTTGGATTTTCACTGCCATTCTCGCTAGTTTTTCTTGTAAAATTCATATTTGAACTCATATATATTTATTACCATTTTTACTATTTAAGTTTTTTTGAATCTATATTATTTTTTTCTAATTTATTATTATAAATATGTTTGAAAATTTATTGAATGCTTTAGATTTAGGAGAATTAATGCGAAGAGCGGTGAAATATATTGTTGAGGGTATTATGGTTGCAATCGCGGCATATGCAATTCCAAAAAAATCACTCAATATGGAAGAAGTTCTTCTTATCGCATTGACTGCCGCAGCTACATTTTCTATCCTCGATACATATGTTCCTTCAATGGCCGTATCCGCTAGGTCTGGTGCCGGTTTTGGTATTGGTGCTAATCTTGTTGGATTCCCGGGTGGATTATAAACTTTTAAGAAAAGTTTAACAAAAATCTACTTTTAAGAAAAGTTTGACAAAAATCAACTTTTAAGAAAAGTTTGACAAAAATAAACTTTTAAGAAAAGTTTGACAAAAATAAACTTTTAAGAAAAGTTTAACAAAAATCAACTTTTAATATTTTTATATGTTTAAGAAAACATATAAAAATAAAAAATAATATTAATGATTAAAAATTTCATAAATAAAGATATTAGCGAAAATAGTA